GTAAGCGACCGGCAAGCAGGTATATGCCGCGATACCTGCGCCGGGGTGTAAGTGCCCGTAGGCATACTTACTTGGCCATTACGCTTGGCTTTAAATTTGGTGCGGTGGTTGGATTTGAACCAACGGCCTCTCGATTAAAAATCGAGCGAGCACTCCTACTGCTCCACACCGCTATATTGGCGGAAGGTGCGGGAATCGAACCCACAAACCGATAAACCGGTTGACGGCTTAGCAAACCGCTGCGCTACCGTTACGCCAACCTTCCGTGCAAATAAAAAAGGCAGATAACTGTAAGAGCTATCTGCCTAATTATTAAGTTTTACCGGTTGCATAACGCTGCGCCAACCGGCGGTGGCGGTACCGTTTTTACATTTTAGTAAATCGGCAATAGCGATGCGCGAAGCACCGTTGTTTCACTTCTTGCTGTAACCAAAGGGAATTATTGTTGTACGTTGACTGTGTTGGAACCTTTGGCAGTTCAGCAAAATAGCGGTAATTGCTTTTCACAACTACCGCCAGTATATATTATAGTATATCACTTTTAAGGGGTTGAGTGTACACTCATTTGTGAATTATTTGTGAAATCCCCATTTCCTTGTTATTAAGCCCGATGTAAAAGCGGCACCTTCGGCAAACTTAATTATGTTTGAAGTCATTACATGGTATTGCTTAACAGATATTTTCAGTTTTTCGCACGCTTCCTCTCGCGTTAAGCATTCCGCGTACCGCATTTTAAACAATGCGCCAGAAGCTGTACCGTTAAAGTAGTCACGCGTGTATTGTATAACTTTCAGCCATTTTTCCGGATGCCGGAGTGTTATGCTGTTACGCCGGCCGCAGGTTTTAGCACCGTATTCTATCATCACTGCCGGTACTTCCAACGCTTTGCGTATGGCGTTCTGTGCAGTTGGGTCTGATACACGGCAATGCCCGCTCCCACCGCCGCCCGTTTTGGGCAGGCAGCCATCCTCGCGCTTTTCAAATACCGCCTGTTTTATTTCTTTTTCGTGATAAAAAACAAATTCGATTAGTTCCTTGTTATTCACTTACCCTGCCCTCCCAGCCTGTTTTAACATAATTTATTATTTCACAAGGTCATCTTTTACCCAAAGACGTACGCCGTCGTCAAATTCCACAAGATACTCAATTTTAACAATAGGCCGCACGCCTGCTACTTTAACTGTTTGCATTATTGTATGTCCAGTTGCGGCCTTGTTAAATTCAACAAGCGTTAAATCGTTTGGTCTTAGTTTTTCTTTATCTACTTTCACTAAATCGCCGATTTTATATTTTAAATTTTTTGTGCACCTTATTTCCATAATGCTTCACTCCTCAACCCATTTCAGCGCTTGCCCACATTCCGGGCAGTATTTATGCAGTGCATTGCCGTTATCCTCGCGCCAATCGTCACAAGCTACCGTTCCGGGCGTTACGACATAATAAAGGTCACGTATAGCGCAGTACGGTTCTCCGTCCTCGTCTACCATGTAAACGCAGTTACCGCAGGTCTTAATCATTATTTGTCTGCTCCTCGCAAACTGCAATCAGTCTACTAATATACCATTGTGCCTTGCGTAAATCCTCTACACCGTTTTTCTGCTTCCAGCGCCAAAGGTACTTAATGGCGTTGGCAGTACATACGGCTTCAATGCCGGT